TTAGTTCTTCTTGCGAAGGTGTGGATGGCTGCGGGGTTTCCGCTGCGGTAAATTCTGCTAAGCTGCGGAGCGCAACCGTGGCGTCCGGGTATGCCGGATAAGTGACGGGTGAAACGTCGTAAAGCCTCGCCACCTTGGTGATAGTGCGGGTGTGGATGACCGGCCCGTCTTTGTCTTGGCGCGATTCCCATGCCTCGCCGTCTTTTTCGACGGTAAACGAAAACGAGGATTGATCGATGTCGCCCCGGCGGAGGCTGGTCACAAGGTCGCGTCCGATTTGGGTATCAGGTGCCTCGAATTCATACCAAAGCCCGATTTCATCGGTGCCGATCTTGAGTGACCCCTCTCCGTTTTTGCTGCGGGCGAGGATGGCACTGGATTCGTGGTTGAGTAGGGCGCGAACGTCATCCGTTAGCACGGCATCAAATGCGCCGGGCTTGATGATCTCATAAAACTGATAGGAAGAAGATCCCCCCAAGTTCTCGGATCGGCTGTCAAATTTTGCCGCGTATCCCCGAACAATCGGAGGCTTCTCCGTTTCAGCGGCTGCGCGAAGTTCTACGGACGCCGATAAATAACGGCTTTCGCGGTTGGGAAGATTTGGTTTCATGGTGGTTAGGCTTCTACGGCTACGACTAGGATGCGGACTGCCGCCGTGTCCGCTTTGGCATACATCGTCCCGCTGGACGGGCTGATCAGGACGGCTTTTCCTGCGAGGATCTTGAGCTTGAAAACCGTTAGTCCCGAATCTCCGCCGATTTCGACAAAGTTGGTCGCGTCGAGATTCTGGATCATGACTTGCGCCGGTGCTCCGGTGATCTCTCCGAAACTAACGGCCTCGGCGGTGGTTCCGATGACCTGGGTCAACTGCAAGAGGTCATCGCCTGCCATGTCCTGATCGCCAGATACGCGGGCGGAAATGGTCGCCCCGTTTTTGCGTGCGGTTAGCTCAAGCGAGGTAAAGATTTCGTTGGCCATGGTTACAGTTCTTCGTCGTTTGCGGGTTCAAGTGCGGGAGGCTCCTCCTCCGCGGTCATCGTGTTTGGGTTGCCGTAGGTGTCGCCGCCGTCTTCGGGCGAAATAAGCGGCTCGTTTTCTTTCCGGCGGATGTCGTTAGGCGAGTAAACGCCAGCCGTGCGCATCGCGGTGTAGAATGCAGCGCGGGCTTCGAGTGCAACGTTCGCTAACTGGTCCCGGTCAAAGCGGAAATAGAGCCCTTTGCGCTGCTCCTCCGTGGTCAAAAGCGTATGCCCGAGACTCTGTTCCCATCCGATAAGGTGTGGGTCTAGGCAGAAATTGAGGAATCCTAACGTCTGCTGCTCGATGCCGGTTCCCCAAGTGGTGGAAGCGGTGGAGTCACCGATCATAAATGGGGGAATTCGATAGAGACGGGCGATTTCCTGAAGCTCGAAGCGGCGGCTTTCGAGGAATTGCGCGTCAACCATCGACATTCCGCTAGTTTGCTGGAATTTGAACGATCCGTTAAGAATCGGCGTCCGGTTGAGACTTGCGCCGGTTGTATTTCGATCCCATTCGGCGCGGGCATCGTCGATAGTTTCCTTTTTGTGGATCGTATCGGACGTTAGAAGGCCAGGGAAACGCGCTCCGTTTTTCATGAGCGTTCCAGCGGCGGCGGTCTGAGTTAGCGCGGTGCCGATAGAATCTCTCAGAAGCCGGATCGGGGAGAGTCCGGTGTATCCATCACGCGAAAATCCTCGAACATGGATGATGTCATACCGGGTGAGTGGCTCCTTCTCGCCTTGGACGTGATAGACCACCATTTTTTCGGTGCCGCCCCGCTTGATTAAGCGAGGTTCCACGTCGCACGGGGCGAGCCACTGGATCGAGCGTGGATCTCCGAATGCGTCACGGTAAACGCGGGCGTATCCGTTGCCGCCGAGTCCCTTGCCCGTCTCCATGAGCTGCCGAAGCTCGAAGGACGTGTGCATGTCGCTCGGGAATCGCCCGATAAGCGCGGCTCCGGGGTGATTGGTGATCTCCTTCGGCCCTTTGGGGGTGTCCCGGTAGAGATATACTGGCAGCTTGGCAATCATGTCGGCCAGCAGTCCCACGCATGCGGTCACGGCGGCGACGTTGAGCGCGGTGTGCTCGTTCACCACCGCGCCGGATGACGACGGGCTGGCGAGCAACATCGAAAAATTGCTCTTGAAATCGCCGGTTGCGCTCCGTTTTTCAGGGATTTTACCCCGTGTTTTGCGCTCAATCGGCGCAAAATCGACGGCATGGGAAAACCCCGTCTGCCCGCGTGATCGGGCAAACGGGGAAAACAATGAATCCAACCTAAGTATGTTTCGCAACATTCTTGGGCGCAATCCTTAGTAAATTGCCCAAGATAGTCAAGAAAAAGTTTAAGGCACGAAAAAACCCGGCGCGGATTGCTCCGGGCCGGGTGGTTTTAACAGCGGGTCGGATCAACCGTGATCCCACCACGCCGCAATGCGGGCGATGAAATAGACGACGGTTCCAAGCATCATCGGCAGGAATCCACCGTTGCCGGTGAAAAACATGACGATCCCGAAGATAAACATCAGGACGGCGAGCAACTGGATGAATTTTAGACCTTTTCCGGTTTGTTCTATTTGTTGTGGTTTCATTGCGCGGTGATGGTGGTTGTTTTCAGAAATAAATCAAGGGTCCAGACGGGGAATCGTCTTTCAGCATCGCCCGCCCGATGGCCATGATCGCGCCAACTACCGGGTCGATCTTGTTTGCGGGCGTCTCCTTGTTGGGAAAAACATTGTCCTTCTTGTCCAGTGCTCCGGTGGTATTTCCAATTGCCCATTCAAGCACTGGATCTCCGCAATGGATGATCCGGCCTGAACGGATGAGCGCGTCGAGTTCCTTCATCGGCTCGCTCATCATGAGCACGGTGTTCCGGTATTCGACAATCGGCACACCCTCTTTCACCAAGGCCGGATAGACACCCCAAGCACGGTTAGGGTCTGAGGGCATTTCCTCCACTTGGTAGCCCGCGCAAAGTTCTAGCACGTCATCTTTGAAATGATCTAAGTCCGTCACGTCAATCCCTGCTTTTTCGATCCATCCGGCAATGTGCCAGTTGCGGTAATGCTGGTTTTCCGGTAGCTCAAGCGTGGCTTCTGGTAGGTAGTATTTCCCGAAAAGGGCGTAGTTTTTATCTGGCAGGCAGAAGAGCTGCATCAGTGCCACAAGGTCATGTTTCGATGCGAGGTCGCCGGATAGGAAGCACGGGTATTGCCGAAAATCTTCGCGCTTGATGTCGGGACGGGCGAGCTTCTGCCATTCGCTCAAATTGAAGTAAGCCTGCTTGATGCTTACCCACTGGTTGAGGTGCTTTGTCTTGAATGCACTTTGCCGGTTCGCCCGCTGCTGCGCCGCCTTGAGGTCAGCCATCATGTTTGACGGTTCGATAGATACTCCCCAGTTAGGATTTGCTTTGATAAGTGCTTCCTCGCTGTCCCATGCGTCTCCATCGTCGATTGTAAAGATGATCGCGAACGTGGTTTCATCCTCAAATCCTGCCGTCCGGTTGAGGATCATTTCGCAGTTTTTCCAGTCCTCGCGGCACGGGCTTGCGGTGTTGCTTCCGGCGGTGGAAATGACGATGGAAAGCGGCTGCTCGCGGGCGCCCATGCCCGTTTCCATGGTGTCGATTTGCTCGCTGGTGGGGTGCTCGTGATACTCATCTGTGATCGCGCAATGAGGGGAGTCGCCATCGCCAGGCTTGCCGATGATGGGCTTGAAAATACTCCCATCGGATAGCGTTAGAGACTGAGCTTGCACGCCGACCTTGAACTTGGCCGGGAGGTCCGGGTTGACCAGTGCCATTTGTCGCGCCGGCTGGAACACTTTCCAAGCCTGCGCCTCGCTGGTCGCTCCTGCGTAAACTTCGGCTCCCGGCTCGCCGTCCAGTGCCAGCATCCACCAACCAACGGCGGCGGCGATGAAGGATTTTCCATTTTTCCGGGGGACGTAGATCCTTGCTTTCCGAAATCTGCGCTTGCCGGTCTGTTTATGCACCCACCCGAAGATCGAAACGAAGATGAAAGCCTGCCATGGTTCCAGTTTTAAGGTGGTTCGCTTGCCTGTTTTGAGGTCACGCTTGGCCCATTTGCCTTTGACGTGGGGGAGTTTCTCGAAAAATCGGCAAGGTCTGTCACCTAGCTCGGGGTCGAAACGGTAGGGAAACGCCTTGGTTTTGCTAGATTCGAGGTCTCTTTTGTGCCGTTCGCAGGCTAATTTTACCCACTTACACGCTAGGATTTTACCGGAAATCACGTCTTTGACATACTTTTCAGCCGATTTGACGTGGTGGTGTTCCTGCTTTTTTGGCTTTGCCTTGCGTGCTGTCGCCGCTTTCATGCGTTAGATGTAGTCAAAGTCATTCGCAACCGGCTTGCTACTCCCCTTGATCCGGCTGCGGGAAACCGGCGTGAGTCCGAACTGTGCGGATAGTTTCGCGATGGTTCCGGCGGCGGCGTTTTGGTTGAGGCACGCGGGGTTTCGCGTAAATCCTCGTTCGGACTGGAGAACATCCCCCATCGTGCGGATCGTCTGGGTGGCCTGGTCATGCGCTGCGTAGGCAAGGCAAAGTATCCTCAGCGGCCCCGCGTCGGATTCGTCCCAGTGTCCGCGTTCGACAAGTTGGCCGGAAATTTCTAACCATTTTTCAAGTGCGATTCCTTCGAAATCTGACGGCGCGGTCGGTAGCTGTATGGCTGGCATGGGTGATTCCTTAGCATCCTGACCAATTTAGTCAAGAACGCGCTTTTTACTTTTCAAAAATCCGTGTGAAAAAGGG